TACACAGCGACGATGGTGGCCGGATTTCGATATCGAAGCGCTTATCCGCTCCTATGCGGTCGATGGGTGGGGTGGTGTTCGTCGCTGTATTGAAGAAAATGTACTCACGCCCGGGTTGGCTAAGAGAGCGATGGCTTTCGCTGCGGAGTTCCGCAAAAAGCATCTGAAGGATCCGAACGCGTATCCGATCCATTGGTTGATTCGAAATCTGTTGCTCCACGAATTCAACATCACATCAGTAAACCCAATCGGGCCAAAAACACGTGCGTACACCATGCAAATCGAAGAAGCAGAAATAATGTCCAGCCTTGACGCCCTTGACTATCAGGATGATTCACGATGAACGAACCAACCCAACTTACCTTCACCCATATCGCCACATCCGAATTGACGCCTGGCCCATGGAAAGCGACCTACGTGCTCAAGCCAGACAAAGATGTGATGCTCCGATCCATGGAGGAGTTCGGTTTGCTCCAGCCGATCGTCGTGCAAAAATCAACCAACCGTGTAATTGATGGGCATGCTCGCGTTGATTGCGCTCTTCATATAGGCATCAGAGAACTCCCAGTTGTTCTGCGGGATTTGAACGATATTGATGCCATGCTTCTCCACCTACAACTGAACCGAGGACGTGGTCAGGTGATGGCTAAAAATATGTCGCGCCTGATTAGGGACATGCTGCGATCAGGCCAATACGAGGAGAACGACCTCAGATATAAGTTGGTCATGAAAGCCGACGAAATGGACCTGATGGTTGACGGATCGTTGATCAAGATGCGCAAAGTTCCTTCGCACCAATACTCCAAAGCCTGGGTTCCGGTCGAAGCCCCAGCAAAAGCCACAGAAGTCCTGAACTTCATCGAACGACCCCCCAACGCCGACCGATAAGGCGAAATGGTATGATGGGGCTGTCTCTTTGGAGGAAACATGCCTACCCCCTCATCGCTTACAGACACAGAACTGACGCCAGACACCGAGCCGTTGCCGTCCGCACCCGAGGCTCCCAACGTGTCGCGCCCAGGACGCCGTCCTGCGTGGTGGCGACGGGCGCTTGCTCGTGGTCTTCGCGGAGCAGCCAACGCTGTTCGACCTGGCGAAGACCGCTAAAACTCGCCCTGCCCTTTTTGCTATATTCGGCGTTGCCTTGTTATTTTGACGTCGGAGAACAATGAAAAGAGTAAAGATCGGCTACGCGTCCACGGACTGGTCTAGGTCTATGATGGCCCACGATGGCCCTGTTCCGGGTGGGTCAAACTGGGTGAGACTGCAGCAAAGTCGCCCCCACGTTGGCTATGACAGTGTCACGGGCCTTATGGTGTTTCATCCGGAACGTGGGTTCGGAATCATCGACTGGCATAATCAGACGCACTACAACTGCAGTCTGATTGTTGCTCAGAGGCTGATGTTCAAAGATCTTGCAGAAAAGATCGATCAGCGGAAAAAGTTCAACCAAATAATTATCAACGATGTCGATGATTGGTATTGGGGATTACATAAAGATAATCACGCCTATCGTCTAACGCACCCCGACTTCAACAAAGACGAAAACATCGCTCACTATAAACATATTGTGCAGGAATGTGATGGCGTTGTTGCGTCAACTCCATTTCTTGCCGACAAAATGAAAAACGAATTTAAATGCAAGAACGTTTTTCTTGTAGAGAATCACGTAGAAGTCAAGCGGTTCAATCCTCGCAGGCCGAATATAAAAAAGACGGTTGTCGGGTGGGTGGGGTCAACATCGCACCGTTCGGGCGATCTTGAAACAATCGCCCCAGTTCTGGATAACCGAAAGTTTCGCCTCCACCATTCCGGTCATGTCAACACGGCCGAATGGTTCGCCGACAAAGTGGGCCTACCACGAGACAAGGTAACCAAGGCCCCTATGTACGACCCCCGTGACTATGCCCGATTGTCGTTCCAGTTCGACATCGGGATCGCTCCTCTAAATGATGTGCCATTCAATCACGCCAAATCATGGATCAAGGCCATCGAATATGCCGCGGCAGGCGTTCCATTTGTTGCCTCTGACCTGGGAGAATATAGGCGCTTGTACGAGACTTACGGCATCGGTCGTACGGCCTCCACACATGAAGAGTGGACAAAGCACCTTGAAGAACTATGTGATCTGCAAGTGCGTACCAAGGAAGCGAAAGAGCAGCGCGAAAAAGTCCAGGAAGTACTGGATGTTCCGCTGATGGGCAAAAAATGGCGGAAGGTGTTCGACGAATACCTCTGAGTGTGTCCAAGTGAAATCCAGCCGTCCTGTAAGATAGGGCGTAACCATTTTCGTGATAGGACGCAAAATGCTTGTGACCGAAAAAGAACTTGAGCGGTACATGGATATCAAGTTCAGCAACCGCCAGTCTTACGCCGCCGAGTACGTTCTTGAAGGTCTGCAAAGCGAAATGGAATCGTATTTGCGGAGACCGATCGAAGTTCAGTCTTTCACCGAACAATATTCAATCGAAATTACACACCCAGGCGTTCCATCCCACTCATATTTAAATAACTATTCTCTTGATACGACCCAGCAAATCATTGAGTGGATTCAGCCTCCATACACGCTCTACCTCAAGAACTCTCCGGTAGCCAGCGTCTCCAGCATTTCGCTCACCAGACCCTTCCAAGGAGCAACGCCAGAAGTTCTCGTTGAGGGAACAGATTTTATTGTCCGCAAGTTCGGCGTCGACCTGTTCAGGGCTTTCGCCAACGACACTATCGACATCACTTACACGGCGGGTTTGGACGGACCAGAGATCAAGATGTTTCGGCTAATGATCCTGAGGGCGGCTTCACGAGAAATGCAAAACATGCATGATGACGTGGTCGGTATCAAGGATCTTGAAACACGAAACGTTGGTCCCCTTACAACAGGCTTTACGCCAGAAGAATTGGCTGCCATGAAGAAGTGGCGACGAGTCAGGATCGCGTAATGGCTCGGGCGGTTCGAATGAGTGTTGAGTGCGACAATGATGACGCAATGCGTCGTCTTCGCACAATGGCTCTCAGGGCAAAAAATTTTACGCCTGTTTTCATGTACGCCAAACAGCAACTGAGACTCGCAAACCTAGCCAACTTTTCGACTGGCGGACTCCCAACTGGAGGTTGGAAGCCGCGAGATGCCGAAGAGGAATACCGTTGGCCGATCTTGGATCGGACAGGACATGGGCCTGGTGGCGGCAAGTTGAAGCGAAGCCTGACGTCCCTGACCGGTGCCCCCAATGTGATCACCCCGTCCTGGGCAGAATTCGGTACCGATGTCGAATACGCGAAGTATCACCAGTATGGGACTCGGTTTATGCCAGCCCGTAAGGTTGTTTTTGATCCTCGTGGATTTTCCCAGGATTTGGCCGAAAAGGCTGCCTCTTACGTATCTCGTGGAGTGATCTGATATGACCATGCAGGGAGCCTGGAAGGCTAAGGGCTTCGTCAACGACTATCTTCAGGCCGACCTGCCGAAACGGTTGCTCACGTACCGTAATGAGTGGAATCTTGATGACGAGAACTTGCCGGAACCGTTGAAATACCTGGTCTACGAGCCGATTGCCCTGGACCACTGGCCGACGATCATTACGGTAGTGATTTCGATGACAGGGTTGACTAGGGATGACTATACGGGCCTCATGGATCCCATGTATTTTGTCGATTATTCGATGCGAACGTATGTTTGGGTCAAGGATGATAGTTCTGAGCAGTGCACCGCTAAGCGAGATCGACTCACGACGGTTCTCCGTTCTTCGATCCTGGATTCGCCTTGCCTCAAGGTTTTTGCGGCCAATGACGATCTAGAAGTCCTTATTGATGAGTCAACACTCAGGGAAGAATACTCTGACTTGACTCTCATCAAAGGCGAAAGAGTCATGGCAGGCGCATACCTGTCCTACAACCTGCGGATCAATGAAGTTGTCCGAGCAAAACAAATCGGAACCGCAAACAACATTTCGACTGAAGTCGACCCATTGACGCCACTGCTAGTAGATCTAGAGTAATTAGTTCCACTACAGCGACGACAAATGAGAGAAAATAACAAAGACGGCTGCTGTTCCGAACCAGAGGAACATCATTCGGTATAATTCGATAGTCCCTGGAAAGCGTAAATCTTGGGAGCGGAGGAACTTAAATGCCCGGCATTGTAGTAAACACCTCGGTCCGTACCGGGCCGTCAACCACGAACCAGTCCCCCACGGCAACGTTTTTCGTTGTGGGCCAAACAGAGCGTGGCCCGGCTACGACACCCAAGATGGTGACGAGCATCGCTGAATACGAAAGCATCTTCGGAGAGTACGTGTCCCACGGACAGGTTCACCAGCAGGTGCAGACGTTCTTCGAAGAGGGTGGCGCACAGGTCTACGTTTCACGCGTAGTTGGCGCAAGCCCCACTGTCGGCTCGCTGGAGTTCGTCGACACCAACGGCGACCCGTCGATCACCCTGACCGCTATCGGTGCCGGTGCCTGGTCGACGAATCTTGAGGCCTCCGTTGAAAGCGCCGGAACAGGATTCGCCATCAAGTTCTTCCTCAGCGACGAACTGGTCTACACGACCGGCGAAGTTGCTACCGCCGCCGCCGCCGTAACCCGAATCAATGCTTCGCCAGTTGCCGCTCGCTACGCCACTGCGGAAGACGAAGAGAACTTGGTTCCAGTTCTTACCGCTGCCACCGCCTTCGGCGCAGGAGATGACAATCGTTCGACAATTACCTCCAGCACCTACACGGATGCCCTGTCGTCATTTGGCACGGATCTTGGGCCAGGTGCAGTGGCAATCCCGGGCGAAAGTGGAGCGGGCGTTTGGAACGCAATGCTGACACACTGCGTCAACGCCAACCGAGTGGCCCTCATGGCCTTCCCGGCGGCCTACAGCGCAGCCGAAGCAGCCGCTGATGCCTCTGCAATGAGCGCTGAGCCGAACGCTGAATACGGTTCCATGTTCTTCCCCTGGGTGAAGATGGTGACCGAGTCCGGCGCAACCCTCACGATCTCGCCCGAGGGATACGCCGCAGCCAAGCGTTCGATCGCCCACAACAGCATCGGACCATGGCAGCCCTACGCAGGCAAAATGGCCGAGTCGAAGTTCATCACCGGAACCAGCGTCGCAGTTGACAAGACCGCAGGCGACTACCTGGATGAGAACCGAGTGAATGCACTTCGCATCATCAGCGGAACGGTTCGCATCTACGGTGCACGTTCGGTATCCAACGACGAGGACAACTACCGTTTCAACACCGCACGCGAGATGTTGAACTATGTGGTTGCACGCTCGCAGACCGCCCTGGAGGACCTGGTGTTCTCCCCGATCGACGGTCGTGCCTCGCTGTTCTCAAAGGTCGAAGCCCGACTCGTCGCAATGCTGGAGCCAATCCGTATTGCCGGTGGTCTTTACGAGGCCTTCGACACCGCTGGAAAGCGGATTGACTACGGCTATTCGGTTCAGGTCAATGACGCCATCAACCCGCTTAGCCAGTTGGCTGGTGGTTTGGTTCGGGCCAAGGTTGGCATCCGAGTGTCCAGCGTCGGCGATCAGATCCAGGTCGATGTGACCAAGTCCAACCTTACGGCATCAGTCGTCTGATTAGGAGTTCAGAATGAAACTTGCACAGCGTCAAATTGTGGCCTCCATTACTCCGTCGCAGGACGGAAATACCGAGGTTCCGCCGTCGGTCGGCACCGATGGTGGTCTTGCCTACTTCGCTCAGGTGAGCGGCGGGGAGGTGACTGCCTCGGTGGAGAAGATTTACATCGGCGGCAAGTTGTTCCCCGAGGTGCTTTGCGCTCCTTCGGAAATCGGCGACATCACGGTGACTCGTCACTACGATCGGGATGTGGACGGACCTTTCTTGCGGAGTCTCCGCCAGATGGTGGGTCGCGCCTACTACGACATCCTGGTTGAAGAGTTGAACTGTGAAGTGAAGAACCCCCAGGGCGCACGCAACTACCCGATGTGTTTGCTCGTCGGGTTGACGGAGCCTGAGGGTGACGCCGCTTCGGGTGCACCGGCCACCTACTCGCTTACGTTCAGCGTTTCTTCCGTAGCCTGATCCAACACAACCTAAGAAAATTTGATGAAGGGAGTGCCGCTGGCGCTCCCTTTGTCATGCTATGGTGCCACTCATGGCAGATGAACTGTACGAAGTAGTAAACGAAGAAGCCCCCAAAAAGGCTTCCCCAGCAAAAGCGGTGGCAGATCCTGCCCCCAGCGTCCTGGATCAACTCAAAATGGCGCTCAGCAAGAAAGTTGAACGCCCCAGCGTGTTCCTGGAAGTTCCAGAACGACCCGGAATTACCATTGAAATCTCCCCGAATATCACCCAGAACCAGATTCGGTCATGGCGAAAGAATGCCGGAGAAGACACCAAAAATGGCATGGATGCCACCAAGTTTGCGTGTGCCGTCATTGGCCACACCACAACGGGAATCTTCATCAACGGGGAACAGGCAGTCGATGAAGACGGCATCCCGCTCACTTTCGGCTCTGACATGATCATGACCATGACCAATACGACTCGTCCAATTCCGGACTGTGTTCGCTCCTTTTTCGGTATCGATCCACACGTTGAGGCCGCCGCTCTGGCGATCCTGGAGGCTGCAGGGTATTCAGACTCTGTTGACACTGTGGACCCTACCAAGATGTCCTAGACGAACTCGTCCAGGACCCACGAATACAAACTGTCGCACGCCTCGGAGAACTATGGGGTACTGACCCCCTGAGGTTGCTTGATTGCAGCGATGAAGAATGGCTGATCAGGTATGCCTGTGCTAAAGTTATTGAGGCAGATCGTGCTGAGCAGGAGCGTAAATCGGCCCAAAATAGGTAGTGGGCTATTTATTTGTTCTCGTGGAGTCCGTAGATGGCAGACCAGGAAAAAGTCACAATACGGATCGACATCGATGCCAATACGGCAGCCTTGGATCGGGTCCAAAAGAGGCTCGCTGCCCTCTGTGCTCAAGCAGACAGATGCAACGACACCTTTTCTAAACTCGGCAAGACGTTTGACGACAACGATAAACGACTAAATAAAAACACCAAGAGCACCGACAGAAATCGCAAAAAACTAGATGACTTACGGCGCGTTGGTGAAGCAACGGCGACAATTTTCAAAAAATCTTTTTCGCTCGCGATGAAGGGATCCGCCCTGGAAACGGCGGCCCTTGCAGCAGCACTTTCTTCGGTCAATCTTCTACTAAAAACAGGTCAACTTCTCACCCGAGCCTGGAATGCGTCGGTTCGGGGGTTGGGAGTTGCAGCCGCTAACGCGGCCGCTGGAGTCGCAGCCCTAGCGGCAGTCTTTACTCAGGCGATGCGCCAGTTCGCAGCCGCCCAACAAAGCGCAAACTACAAAGGCAGTTTCGCTAACGCGTCCGTCGGGTTGCGAACTTTGCAAACTGATACTGAACTTGCAGTATTCGGCTTGCAGAGCCTGACCTCGGCCTTTGCTGCCGCATCACGCAATGCCCCAGTCACGGGAGCGACCGTCAAAAACCTTCGTGGTCTAGCCGATTTCGCTATTGCTTCCGGCGACATGGAAAAAGGCCTATCTGCCGCCGCAAACCTGGTGTCCTTACTCCAAAGCGGCAAAGCAGGAGGTAGCCAAGAGGTGCTTAAAGCGGCTACCGAACTTGGCCCACAATTCGAAAAGGCATACAAAGAAGTCCTTAAAGGCGGAAAGGCCACAAACGCTGAACTGCTAAAGATGTTCTCGTCTGGTGCTCTCGCCCAGCAGGCTGGAGTTGCCGGAACCGCAGGAAACGTCCGTGGGACCTTGATGGGTCAGTTGAAAGCGTTCGGCACCGAGTTCCAGACAATCTTCGCCGATATAGGTCAAACGTTTATTGGGCCTGTCCAAGAAGCATTCAATGAGATCCGACGTATTTTCGCCAGAACAATTATCGCCATTTCTGGCAATCTTGGCGTATTTGCTCGCGGAACATTTCTTGACACGCTCGTAAAAGTCGTTGACAAACTCGGAACATTGACGGCCACTTTGTTCAATGAGTATCTGCCCAAAACTGGAGAGGTTGTTGACAACTTCGTAAGCAAGTGGAACTCGTTCACTGGCGCAATTGACAAGGGCTTCAAGAAGTTCGGCCGTTTCCTCAACCAGTTCTCCGATGCGTCTCGGGAAATCAACAAATTCTTTGGTGGGATCCTACGGACAATTGGCGGAGAACTCAAAGGGAACTTCGGCAACTTCTCTGATCTCGTAATGAAAAACCGTGACAACTTCCAAGAGTTCGGTCAAGAACTTGGCAAATTGATCAAGGAAATCTTCCGCCTATTCCGAACCATTCGCGAAGCATTCTTCGAAGCACTCCCCGCCATCAACAAAGTCGTTAGCGCCATCGCAACACTGGTTGGCTTGATGACAACCCTGGTAAGTACGCTTTCAAGTTTAGGCCCAGTAGGAGGACTTGCTGGCACGGCACTGACCATGGGTGGTGTCGCAGCAATGTCAGGCAAGGGGCGAGGCAAACTTGGTTTCATAGGAAGAAACGCTGCACCCATCGCGGCAATTGCAGGGTCAACAATGCTTGGGCAAATACCCGGCATAGGTGGAGCGTTAATGGCAGGAGGACTCGGCGCTTACGGCGGCAAGGCTCTTTATGGGGGTGCCGTAAAGGCCGGTAACGCCATAATGAATTCCAGGTTTGGTGGCGCTGGATCCGCTCTTGGTTATCGGGCCGCTGGAATGGCCAATATGTCCGCCGCTCGTTTTGCTGGCGCAGGTCTTGTCGCTGGACTAGGGGCCTACGGAACAGGAAAAGCAATAGGTTTCATGGAAAACCGCTACGGGAACACGGGGGCCAATGTGGCAACTGGTGCTCTTGGTGGCGCTGCCACTGGTGCCGCAGTCGGATCAATAGTGCCCGTTATTGGTACGGCAGCAGGTGCCGTAATCGGTGCGATTATTGGTGGAATTGGTGGGTGGATTAGTAGCGGCAAGGCCAAAAAGAAGGCCCGTGCTGCGGGGGAGACATTTGCAAACGGATATGCCGACAATATCGAACTAGCACTGCAGCACGGTGCGATTGACCAAGCCGAAAAACTTGCATCGAATTTCGATAGAAGTCTTCAAACGGCCACAGATGGCATGAGCCGAGCGGGCGAAGCAAGGAAAAAAGCGGACGAAGTCTTCCAGGAGCGCATGGAAGATATTCAACCATCTATAGACCAATTTAATCGAAACCTTAAAGACCTTGAGCGTGCAAGTGGTCTTAGTAGAAGAGAAATCATCGAACTAGCGCAGGCCGCCGAGATTGATTTGGGATCCAACATGAAGGATCTTCAAACAATCATGTATGAAACTGGGATAGCGGTCGGCAAATTCGGAGAGGATTTTACGGCTGCTCTTGCTAACGTTTTTGCTGAAGCGGGATCGTCGGTCATGCGCACCTTTGAAATCCTTGACGCCCCCAATGTCATGCGCCAAGCAGCGATTGGCTTGCAAGAAGCAGTTGCCGGTGGAGCAGCACTCACTGACCAGGACCGGGCACAGTTCCTTGGAACATTGTTTACTCAAGCGCCGCTTCTGATGGGCGGTGACATGCTTGAAGCGTCTCGCTATCTGCGAGAGAACATCGGTACTGCTGCTGCCCCCGGAATCCAATTTACGACGCCAGGATCTCGTTTATATGGTATGCAGGGTGAGTTCTTCGCTGGTGGCGGATCGCAAATGCTGGAAACGGCATACGGCACAATTGAAACTGGTTTACGTGACATCATTCGTCAAAACGTAATCAGCGAAACCGCTCGTGTTGGTGGGTCATTGAATGTGGCCTCTTTGGATACCGCGCTTGCTGGAATGAACCTTCAAAATCTTGAACGTGTCGCTGCTGCCGTCCAAAATACCGGTTTCTTGTCTAACGCAACGGGGATTTTGTCTGGTGAGGCTCTCGGTATCGGAGGGTATTCGAATTTCGACAACACAGAACTCCTCAATCAGGAGTTGACTGCACTCTTCGATGCAGATCTTGAATTGAAGCAAAGCGAAAACGAGAAGTTCCTGGCCGACTTTGGAAATGAGTCCCAAAGAATGATCGCAGGATTCGGCGTAGCCTTAGATCCTTTGGAGGAGGGCATAGCGACCTTCAACGAAAATATCAACCTATTGATTGCGGCGGTCAAGCCCGGCGACACCGCAAGTCCACGACGGACTTACGTGGACACATTGAGCAAGCATTCGGCGTTTGACATGTCGATCGCTGGATCGCGAACTCTTACATCTGGGATGCGTACAAGCCGTCTTGGATCCATGTCTTCCGACCACGCGTTCGGACGGGCTTATGACCTAACAGGACAAAATCTGGGCTTGTATCAAGCGGCCGTCCGCAAGGCTGGCGGATTCGCCGAATTGCATGGAGCCGGAGGATCGCGACACCTACATGTTGTTCCAGGTTCTGGACCAAGCGGAGGTCCAGTCGGTGACACTGCCAGCGCATACGTGGGTAGCCCAATGGG